AAAACCTTTACTTATTAACTCTAATGCTTTTTTTACATCAGAAGAAACTTCTTGTTTAAATGTTTCTTCTATTCTACCTTTATCTGTCATAATGTTTTCCGTTTTTGTATGATACAAAATATTCAGATGCTTTTTTATTTTTTAATTTATATATTATATGAGTGTCAGTGTATATAATACCTCTGTCTTTACAATATTGTATCCATCCTTCTTTATCTATCATAACCTTTATTATTTAAGCAAATATTTCATTACGCATTTCTTGAAGACCTTCAAGAACGATTGGAGTACCGAAATCAACATCATGTTCACGATATTCATACTTACAAGCAACATTGCTTTGATTAGCAAGCATTTGATCAATGGCTTCTACCATCTCATCTCTATCAACATACATTGCCCAATCATCACTAACTGGAAAAATAAATTCCTGACCACCTTTTGGCTTCCAATGAGGTTTTTTATCACCATAATTGTTGAAACCATCTGCATCAACATTGTAATTCTCGAAATACTGTGCTTGAACTTTAATTTTAACTTGCATAACCTTTATTTTTTTAATACTTAACTCGGCTTCGCGCCTCATTTACCCCGTAAATATACGAACAATTCCTCGCTTCTCCAAGTCCTTGCGCGGAAGTCTTTAATATTTTATAGTAAGATCATTATCTCCTTCAGGGTTTTCTTTTGCCCTTTCATTTAAAATTTTATTTTTTCTCCACCCTGAAGTTGAGGATGTATCTAATAATTTATCTTCTCTTACTTTTTGTTCTTCGGAAGATTCACTTGCGTAGCCTTTAGGGAACCCACCTTCTTTTTCATCTTCTTCTCCAGGTAAGGGGGAATTCACATCCAAAATGCTTTCTCCATCCTCGTCATCATCTAAACCGTCATTTAATGTTGAATCCCAACCATTATCTTCTTTGATTTCAACTTTTTCACCATAAAGATTTTCTCTGGTTTTAGGTATAAGTTTTGAAAAAGCAAAGTTAGCAGCAATTACAAGAGCAATAGCTAAAGGGTCAAATACAAATATAATAGTTAATAAAAGATAATTAATAATTTGATCCATAGGTATCCCAGTTAATCCTGAGAGATATTTTAGTGGGCCTAATTCTCCAGCTATATCATTATTAATTGATACTTCTACTATTTCGGTTTCGTAATCAAATAATCTTTGATTTAAAGTATCTACCTTAGAATTAATTTGGGTTTGGCGATTAATAGCTTGATCTAATTGTTTTTCTAAAGATTTACGAGTAGATGAAGATGTTGTAGTTATTACTACCCCTTCAGCGTTTGTATATTGGATTTTATTGTTAGATAAACCGGATCGTAAATCAGATATTGCCCCGTTAATGGTGCTTTTTTCCGCATTATATACCGTTAACTGTTCCTTAACATTATCTCTTTTAGTTTCAATCAATGCAATTTGGGAATCTATACTTCCAGCTTTAGCAGATGTTTCTTGATATGCTGCGGATAAAAAACCATAAATACCCATACTAGTAATTAGTATCAATACAAAACAAGCTATTGAAAGATATATTTTGAGAAAAAAGGGTAAAGATTTACGATACTGATAAAGTAAAGAAGCAATTACTAATTTAGCTACCTCTAAAGAAGCAGCCATTACTATAACTGCAAATGCTGCACCCGCAAATAATTTACTAAGACCACTTACTGAATAAAAAGCAGCTGAAGCACTAACTGATAAGGCTGATAGTGCGATAATAAATGGAAATATTCTTTCTTGAATTTTTTTAAGCATAATTTTAAGTTTTAGTCTCTAAAACCCTTATGCTTATCTATACGATCTAATATTTTATTAAATACTTCCATTTTAATTAGACCAGCCATAGATGCATTTTTAAGGGCGCTTATTAACTGTAATACCATGAACGGTACGATAACTACTTCAGATAACCAAGCAGTCCCTGTAAATCCTTTTTCTACCATTAGGATTACTGTTAATATAACTAACCATACAGCTGTATTTCTTGTTATTTTAAGTGCTTTATAAGTTTTAAATCCTTCTCTTTTTATTCCTGCCCAAATACCAAAAACACCATCTAACCATAGTACTGCTACTACTGCTAAATATTGTTCCATATTATCCATTGATAATTTTAAAAAATACGTACAAAGATATGTACAAAATGATGCTATCCCCACTATTGAAATTTTTGTTTGCATTGTTATAAAGTTATTAACATATCCATCAATTCTTGTTGTGGAAACATATCTGATTTATCTTTTCTAGTATTTGTGTGTGTCCAAAGTCCTTTTATTTTTCCATAATAGGCATCGCTATTAAATTCAAAAGCTTCTGCTCCTTTTTCTTTAATTAAAGCTGGTAAGCCTACTCTTACATCAATATTATCTCTTTCAGCAATAAATAAAATCCACTTATGTAAAGCTTTTATTTGAGCATCTGAGTAGCGATGCCAATATTTATGTCCTCTAAATTCTTTATCTAATTCTACAATTTGTGATTCATGGGCTGTAGTACCTGCATATGTTTTACCATCTTTAATATAACCAAAATTATTAACTTCTATTCCAACTGAATGGATATGCATATATTGGGATCCATTCTTTCCTAAATGCCATCCATAAGCACCTTCGGGAAAGGCTTGAACCATTTTTCCATCATATTTGTTATCATTTCCTTTAATGGATTGACCACCTAATACAAATTCAGTTGCTACTGCACCTCTACTATCTCTACCCCAATGATCAATTGTTTTAAATGGGTTATGCCAACCTGCTGTATGGTGTAAGAAAACATATTCTTTATTTGTTGGGCCTGATTTATATTCATCTTTAGGTAGGAAATATTTTTCAACAACTAATCCATTTTCTGTAGTGTAAATTTGTTCTGAAGCATCAGTTGTAGCTAATCCCATAGCATCCCAGGTTGCAGGACCTACAATACCATCAGCTACTAAACCATTTTCAGATTGCCATTTTTTAACAGAAGATTCGGTACCTTTACCGAAGATGCCATCAGCTCCAATTTCTAGAAATTCTTGGAGTTCTTTAACTTCGTTACCGCGTGAGCCTACTTTTAATAGCATATTAATAAATATTATAGTGATTTATTCTTAACATGGTTTTTAGCATTTTTTAATAATCTTTCTTCCATTCTTGCTACTTTAACTTTTAAATGAATATTTTCATCTATTAAAGTGTTAACTTTTTCTTCTAAATTTGTAATTTTTTCTTTTAACTCTAATATTACTTGTAAAGATAATTTATCTTCTCTTGCATCTTTAGAGGCAGATTGGTCCATTTTCTTTTTAACAATAGTCCAAATTTCTTTTATCCCTAATGCTGATATGAGGGCAATTAATAGGGGTTCATTTCCATCCATTATTTATCCTTTTTACTAAAGATTTTTTCTAACCCAGCAATGCCGAAACAACCTAAAGTAATAATCAAGAATGATTCATAGATAAATTCATTAATTACTAAATCTTTACTAAAATATCCTGTTACTAAATCAACAATCGCAAATATAACCATTACGGCAAATGATAAAAATCCAATTACACTTTTTTCATTTACATCATTTTCGTCTTTAAATATATCTTTAAAAGCCATCCAGTTATTTTTTATTTTATTTAACATAATAGAACAGTTTTAATTGGAACGTTTTGTTTATAAATATAAAAAAAGGGATGCTATTGCACCCCTCTTTAAACTTTTAAAAAAAAAATTATTTATTTTTTTAGCAATCTAAGCAACCATCCTTTTGCCAAATCCCAATTACGTGTAGCAAATACACCTAATGCGAATCCTGCATAGATTTTGTAACCAAAAGACCAAAGGAATAAACCTACAATTAGACCTAATACACCTTCAATTCCGTTTCCTTTTAACCATGCTTTAACTGCATTGATTATTTTTTTAGCCGCACTTAATTTTTCGACTATTTCTTTTTTTACTGCTTTTTTACGTGCCATAATTTATAATAATTTAATTAATGTACTTATACATATTGTTAACCATCACAACTTAAACAATCCTCACTTGTTCTAGAACCTAAATCTCCTTTAATTACACTGTCAGTTCTTAAATAATAAAGTGTTTTAATGCCTAGTTTATGAGCCTCCATATGAACTTGATTTATCCATTTAGGAGAATCAGTTGGGTCGAAAGCAACATTTAAGGATTGTGTTTGATCAATATATTTTTGACGAATAGCTGCCTGTTGAACTAATGCTAATTGGTTAATTTCAGGGAAAGTTAAGAATATTTCTTTTTCATCCTCTGTTATAATATCATTAGATAGATTAGCTACTGATCCATTATCAACTAATATCTGATCCCATACCTTATCTTGGTTTTTGTTTTTACTAATTAATAGTTTTTCAAGTTCTGGGTTTCTAACAATAAATGTTCCTTTAGCACCATTAAATACATAAACATTTGCTGGTTGTGGTTCAATACCTGCTGAGCAGCTATTAATACGAGAGTTTGATACAGTAGGAGCAATTGCCATTACATGAGTATTTCTCATACCTGTTCCCCTACACCATAAAGGTTCTCCATATTCAACTGCCATTTGACGAGAAGCTGCTTCAGCTTTTTGTCTAATATCACTAAAAATAGTATGAGTCCAAGCTGTTGATGCTAATGAATTAAATGGTAATCCTTTTTGTTGGAGAAATGTATGCCACCCCATTACACCTAAACCTAATGCTCTTCCTTTTTTAGCTGATCTATGTGAACGTTCCATTGATTCTTTACCATTAGTTTTAATGATAAATTCTTCCATTACTCCATCTAAGAAATAAGTAGCCATTTCAACTACATCTGTATTTTTCCACTCATCGTACTTAGCTAAGTTTAAAGAAGATAAACAACAAATAAACGAATGTTCTTCATCTGTATGTAAAGTAATTTCAGAACAAATGTTAGTCATTGTAACATCTAAATTATTCATTCTATATGCTAAAGGATTATCTTTATTTACGTTATCCTTAAACATTATATATGGTTCACCCGTTTCTACACGTGATTTAAGTATTTCAAGCCATAATGACATAGCTTTGCTGTCACGATCTTGTAGGCGCTTCATAAACGCATCATCTACAACAACACATTGATGTAAATTTAAACACTGTCTATTAGGATCACCTTTAGGTCTACGAATTTGTAAGAATTCTTTAACATCTACATGATTAATATCTAAATTTACGGATGCCGCTCCTCTACGAACTGATCCTTGGTTTGTAGCAACTATAGTAGAATCGTAAATTTTAGCCCAAGGAACTATTCCTTCTGATCTACCATTCCCCGTAATTTCTGCTCCTCTTCCTCTAATTCGGCTAAGGGATATTCCCACACCTCCCCCATAGGAAGTAAGGCGCATAAGCTCTGCATTAGTAAGTCCAATACCACGGATCGAATCTGGAGTATCAATACCAAAACAACTAATAGGCAAACCCCTATCAGTACCTGTATTACTAAGAACAGGGCTAGCAAGACCAATCCATCCATTCCAAATGTATTTAAAAAATTTATTTGCTAAGTCAGGACGATTTAATCTATCGGCTACAGCATTAGCGACGCGTCTATACGCTTTTCGGGGAGTTTCCCCAGGTATTAAGTAACCTTTTGAAATTGTTGATAAGGCTACATCATCAAAAAAATCAGGATAATCTTTACCCCTTTCCCAAGTTGAAATATCTGCTACTAAACTATTATTATCCATAATTATTACTTTTTAAAATATACTTTCATCCCATTCCATATTACCCTTAGAATAGTTGGTTACCCTGTTTGCAAAAAAGTCGGTATGTTGTTTACCTCCTGATAAATGGTCAAACCATTTCATTCTTTCAACAGCTGTTATATCAATATCAGAAATAATTCCTTTATAACCTAAATCACCTAATTTAGTATTAATTCTATTTTTAATAAAATTTTCTAAATCATATTGTGAGCAACCCTCTAAATCACCTAATTCATAACATTTTCTAATAAAATCTAATTCAAGTTTTAAAGATAATAATGCTGCCTCGTTTATTGCTGCTTCAAGCTCTGGAGTTTTGATTTCAGGATTCTCTTCGATAAGTGTTCTAAATAACCAGCATCCGGCTTCGGAATGGAGTGATTCGTCTCTAATAGACCATTCAACAATTTGACCCACTCCTTTAAGTTTATTTCGCATTTTAAAAGATAAGAGGATAGCGAAGGAAGAGAATAAATTAACTCCTTCGGTAAATGCTGAGAATACAGCGAGTGATTTAGCGATTTCATGGATATCTTTTTCACCATTAAAACTATCCCTAACAGTAGTAAGAGCTTCAATTTTAGCCATCGTAGCTTCATCTTCCATAAATTCATCGAAATTTTCAAGTCCAAGTGTTTCATTTAATAGTGAATATGCTTCGGCGTGGATTGTTTCAAATGCACCAAATGTTGTAGCCATCATAATAACTTCTGGTTTTCTAAACCATTTAGTAACTAGTTGTGTCCAATAATCATTTACAACTGTTTCTGTTTGAGCAAAACCTTTTAGGATTGAACCTATAATGTTTTTTTCTGTTTCGTTTAGATTTGAATTCCAATCATTCAAATCAGACATCATTGGTACTTCTGTATGCAACCAATGAGCTTGTTGTTGTTTAAGCCAATAATCTGCAGCTTCTTGATATTCAAACGGCTTGTATACAATACGTTCAGTCAGTAGATCCTTCTTTTTTTTCATTATTTTTTTTTCCTTTATTTGGGGTTATGAATTTAATTCAAAAAACTTATTCTTCAATGATTGCTTGTCAAAATTATCAAAATCACCATATCCTTTTTTGTTTGCAGGTAGGGTATCTTGTTCAAACTCTTCATCAGGGTCATAATCATGGACTGTAAAGTGGCCTGTGGATGTATCTGCTTGTACTCCAAATGTTAGACCATCCATACCATATCTATTCTTCATAATGTGAAATCTACCAGTTCCATTTACTTTATCTTTAGCTTTTCTTGAAAGAGACATACAAAAGTCAGTAATCATAATTTTATCATATGATCCTGCAGCTTTATCACCTTCAATAACATCATCTTTTGCACCTGCACGATTTACTTGTGAAACTGACCATATTGGTACATTTAATTCTCGAGCTAATCCTTTAGTGCTCGTATAAATATCGTCAATCTCTCCTTTACGATCTGCTGATCTTTTTCTTGATGAAAGTAAATCAACATAATCAATAATAATTAAATCTGGTTTAGTTCCTAAATCCGTTACTTTTCTGATATGGGATTCTATTGTAGATATTGTTGCTCTTCCCATTGGAAATTCTTTAATAATTAATTCACCAGGTAATTCAGGAATGACTTCTTCTACTTTGTCTCGATTTTTTAGGATTTGATCAACTGGGGTGTGGGTAAAAAAGGCATCATATCTTCTGCCAACATAATCTTCACCTAATTCAAGTGTGTAGTGTAAAACATTATATCCCATTCTTACAGCATAACCCCCAAGAGCAACTAAACTCCAAGACTTACCACCTCCAGGATTACCAAATATTAACCCAAAATCCCCATTTCCTAATCCACCTTGTATTAAATCATTAACTCTTTCCCAAGGTGTTGGAATAATTGTTCTAGCATCTTCTCTAAAACGGGCTTCTATATCTTTATTATATTCATGTCCTACATTTTTATCTTGACCTGCTTTAAGTGCTGATTCTACTAAAAATTTAATACCATCAAAATCACCAGCATTTAATAAATCAACACTATTAAGTAGTGCTTTTTTTAATTGTTGGTTTTTGCAAAATGTAGAAAATTCTTCTCTTACATATTCTAAATCCTCATCTGATGTTTCGTAAGCTGCTTTTAATTGTTCTTTTATTGAGATTTTAAGTACATCATTTGTGATTTTTTGGAGTTCTACTTTAAGAACATCCATTGATGGAGTCGTATGATATTTATCGTAATAATTAATTATATTTTTAATAATCCACTGATGTGCCTGATTATCCCAATATTCTTCAGTAATAATATCATGAATATTTGTTAAATACTCTTTATGTGTAAGTAAGGCGGATATCACTTTTATTTGGAAGTGAGGACCATATTGATTTAAATTTAATAATGTCATAACTTTTATTTTTTTTTTATTTTACTAATTGTAAGGATTCAAATACATCTTTTAACCAAAAATCTAAATTTCTAATCATACTACCTAACTTATCTTCATTATACATAGCAATGAACTGATCCGGAATATAATGAATATCTTTTGATTTAACAACCTCATTTAAATAATTTTCATCATTTTTATCAATCATGGGTTTTGACAAATCCATAATTTTATAATTTCTCTCTAAAGCATCAATATTTTGAATTATACGAGCATATATAACATTGTCTTTAAATTTTGATTCACTAATATTGTAAATGTCATCCAATGTTAGGTCTCGTTCACTCAATTCTGGGAATAGTTTATATAATTTCTTCTCACCTAATCCTTTAACTCCTGCTACTTTATCTGAATTATCACCCATTAAAGTTTTATATAAAATAAAATTATGAGGTGACATCTTAAATTTTTCTACTACTGTTTCTTCTGTATAGAATTCTTTCTCCATAGGACGATATACAATAACATTTTTATTTATTAATTGTAAAAAGTCTTTATCAGAAGATACTATAAAAACTTTATCTTTAGGATCTTTAGGAACAACACTTGAAAGATAAGCTATAACATCATCAGCTTCTACTTTTGGAATTGATAGTGTTTTTACTGGTAGTGTTTTTAGGTATTGGATAATACGAACCATTTGATCTACTTTAGCATCATGTTCATCTTCTAAATTATCAAAAGCATCCCAATTAGTAATACGTTGTAAATCTCTTCCTGATTTATATTCAGGGAGTATATTTTTTCTAGCATTAGCTGATCCGGATCCATCAAATATAACATAAACTTGAGTAGGATTTACTCTTCTAATCTCGGCTCCTAACGATCTAAAAAATCCACCTAAACCCCCAATATGAATTCCTTCGGGGTTAACCATATTCATCATTGCAAAGTTCCTAAAAAATAGATTTAATCCATCTATCATTAGGATTCTTTCTCCCTCTACAGTCTCTTCTCCTTGCTCATCAATATTATCGAGGAGCTTAAGTAAATCTTTTTGTTTCATGTGTGTTTTATTATGGGGGGAATATACGAAATTCCCCCCGGATAACCTAATTTTTATTTGGGCTCATCTGTATGAGATGTGATGTCAGTATATGCTTCATCTTCTTCAGCAATTATAAAATCTCCACCACCTAAAATCTTAGCCCACTCTTCAGCACGATCATCTTTGTATATTTTTAAAGCTTTATCGTCATCTTTAACAAACCCATGAGGTGTCATTACAATTTTACCTCTAGTAGTAACTCCATTAATATGATTTTTATCAATTTGTAGGTTAGTACGTTTTGCAAATTCTACCTGCTTACCATCTTTAATTGCTTTAATTTTAGATGTTCCAGCTGACATAACATTACCAAATGTAACTACAAATGTTGAATCAAACCACATAGCATATCCTCCCTTATTCATCAACTTAGGTTGACCCATTGGGTGTTCTGCTTTTAATGTCCATACTTTATTAATACACACTAAGGTGTTTGTATACGGATTACTCTCTTTACGAGACATTACTATGCGTTGATTAACATTATTACCAAATTGAGTTGACATGGCACCTGCGTTCCATTCGTTATTATTCTTGTTAGATTTTAACGACATTTCACAAGGCACAGACCCAATTGAATCCCAACAGAACATTAAGTCATACGGTAAATTACCTTTCTTCTGTTCATCGAGTAAATCTAGGATAAATCCAGCTACATCTTCAATTGAATTAATAGTTTCTCTATCTACATAGATAAAATTACCATTATAATCAACAACTTCACCAGTTTCTTCATCTACAACTTCATCTATTTCTAGACCCATCATCTTAGCGTGTTCCCAAGACCACTTCATCTCTGTAATAATAAATACTGGTAGAATACCTCGTTTTTGAGCTGATACAGCTCCTTCAATCATTGCTGTTGTTTTACCTGTATCTGAATGTCCACGAAGTAATACAATATGTCCCTGTGGAATACCAGGTACAGAAGTAACTTCTTGATAAGCTTCTGATAATGGTATCCAGGTTTGTTCTTTAAATTTTGCTTTTGAAGACAGTCCCTTCTTATTTTTAAATCCATCTAAATTGAATTTGGATTTAATTTCTGAGGAGACTGCCTCCGATAGTGATTTTTTAGGTCTTGCCATGTTTATTTTTTAAAAAGGTAAATCGTCAGTTTTCTTATCATCACTAAACAAATCATCAAATTGATCTGCTTTTGATTTTTTAACTGTTGGTGAGGTTGTATCTAATGAATAATTAGATTTTTTCTCATCGCTATCAAATGAAACTGCAGGTTCAGATATAATTGAATCTTCTTCTTCTTCACCTTCTGGTGATAACCATTCTTGAAGAGCTAATTTCATTTCATCATAAGGAATAGGCTTAAACACTTTCATAGGATCAGCTTGGTTTTCAAGTAATGATTTAATCATTTCTTCTTCACCTGCTAATGGTGATAGTTTTAATGATGGTCCTATTGATGTTTTATTGTAAGGTGTACCTGTAACATCAGGTCCTACAGTAGTTAATTTAATATCTCTACCTTCACCAATATCTGTAAAATCACCAATTTCCTCATCAGCAGCCATGTTTAAAAACTCTTGGTATACTTCCTTACCAAATTGCCATAATTTAACACCTTCATCTTCTTGACCACGAACAATAATAGGAGCAAAAGTACGAACTTTAGCATCTAGCTTTTTAGCTAACCTCCAATTTTCCTTATCATTAGTATTTCGAAGTTGTTTTGCAAACTCCATAATAGGATCTTTTTCACCCCAATTAGCAGGTGATGCCATTACTCGTTTACTACCAATTCCATAATAAAACATCATTTCGGAAAATGGGTTTGCTTTATTATACTTTGAGGGAACTACTCTAATGAGTTGTTTACCTATTGAGGGTTTCCAGAAAAGATTTTTATTATTTCCTCCTCCACTGTTGTTTGATTGCTTGTTTAGTGACTCCAAGCGTTGTTTAATCACATTTAAATCCATAATATAACTTTTAATTTATTTATTTATAACTCTATTAATATACGAAACGGTTTTAGTGAAGCCAAATTATACTTCAATAATTTTGTAAATTTTTGTTTTTAATTGTTTTAACTCATCATGCTGGGTAAGCAAGATAGTATTTTTGTAATGTTGCCATTCAATTGGGAATTTAGTGTCTACAACCCCACCATTTAGATTTTTAATTAATTCATTTAAAGCATTAATCGTGTAGAGAGTATTTGAATCTTTTTTTCTATGTACTAAAATAGTATTAGAAGGAATTTCAGAAATATTTCCTTGATCAATATTGTAAGTACAAACATACTCATTATTGCTCTTAATATAAAGGACAAATATTTTATTGTACATTATCTTATACTTGGAGGTTAAACCATCAAGTAGACTATCTAAGTCTTCCAAAGTAGTGAATGTGCAAAATAGTTTATTATTCAAATCGTGTATCTTTAGGGGATCGAAATCAATGAAATCGTCTACCTTATACATATGTTGGGGATTATCTAAAATCGTAGGTACTGCCATAATTGTATTTTATTTGTAACTTTTTATTTTTAAAAACTTTTAATATTTCTTCTATTATTTTCTTCTCATTTTCATCTACATCTAATAGGAAAGAATCAAAAGTATAAAGGACTAATTTAGTATTTTTCCCTTTTAATATCTTAAATATCTCCCACAATATACAAACATTCATTGCGGTCTCCAAGTTTTGAAGAACATAATTCAACAACTTTTGAGGTTTCATGTCTTCCAATTCATCCTTTTTATATATGTGTTTTGAAATAGGACATTCAATTGAACCCTCATTTTGGAAGCGAGCCCACAAATCGTCAGTATATACCTTCATTTTTTTGAAAAACTCCAGTTCTTTATACTGCTCGAATACACCACCATACATCTGTTTGAATGTTAGTTCTTTTGCTTTTTGGTAATCAACTCCATACATTTCCGAAAAGGCCATATGAATATCTTCTTCACCAAAATCATAACCCACCAACTTGCCCAAAAGAGTAGGATGATAAGCCCCAATATCGAGCTCAAATAAAAAATTATTACGAGGGATAAAACACTTTCGGTCTCCGTTTTCTTTGTTAAGTGAGGCATAATTTACTCCTCCGAATTTATTGCTTGGTCTACCTGTAAGGGTTTTGAAGTTAAATTGCGTGTAGACGTATTCTCCACTGACATCATGAAAACGCGATTGGAATTCTTCTCTATCAATTCGTAGACCACTTTGCTCCAAGGCGTTGAATACCACTGAGGTTTTTGAGTTGTAAAAGTCATTGATTGGTTCATTTATTCTTGATTTTAAGTTATTAAATAATTTTTCACAATACTCATAGTGTTTTACTATCGGAATAATGCGGTTTACATCTAGTTTATTGGGGTATTTACTATTAAAAAAGTTATGTGTTTGTGTATATTCTTGTATATACGGAGGCGAGTTGAGTGTTATGTCATAAAGGTCTTTTAAAATGAAATAATGTAGGAATTCTTTTTTGTCCCTAACATATATTTTTTTAAATGCGTTTAATTGCGATATTATAATGTCTATATCAAGCGGTAATGTTTCGCTATGATCAATCGATGTAATAAATCCTTTTGTTGAGTTTAACGGTCGAATATAAACAGCACAAATCTTATTTTTAACAGGGTGAATAATGTTTGAGTATGAAATTAGCTCTACGAATGCCTCTTCATAACCAAATTTAGATAACTCTAATAACTGTTCTTCTGTTTCAATTAACCAGTACATAACTTTTATTTTGACCAATATACGAAAGTATATTTAATCAACCAAGTTAAACTAGTATTTTTTAGATTTATTTACTATTGGGGTTGGACTATTAATATTAGGTGATTTTTGGGCACTTTTTATAGCTTTTTCTGCTAATTTACCAGGCCCATCCTTGGGGTAATCTTTTAATAATTGCGTATAAATCTTTGGATCTAAACAAAATTTTGTATAGTTAAAATTTAAAAATCGACCTAAATTTCTTCTTTTAATATTTTTTTCTGCAATTAAAACTTGGTTTTTGTTGGATATTTCAACTCTTCCTAATTCACCTGTTATAGTCCATGGCACATTAAAAGGAATATAATTTTTAAAATCCCAATTTGGGTTTTTTGTAATTAAAAAATTGTAAACTTCTGGAGTTATTTCTATAAATATAGGTTCATTGATCTTATAACAAAAACATCTAGTAAATTGTCTTAATTCATAATCTTTAGATGTGGGTTTTGGATAGCTATGTTGGGGAGTTAGAAAAGTTTTTTCTAAATCTGTTCCTTTTATTATATTATAATTATTAACCTCATCCATGTTTTGGTAATTATTAGTTCCTGGTATAAGACCGTCAAAATTTTCGGCGTATTGGGAAAATTCTACCCCTTCACTAGTTCTTTCCCACACATCATCCATTACGGTTGAGGATTTTATTATTTCAATATTTGGGGGGTCGTTTGGAGTTTTACCTGTAAAAAATTTACCGTTATAAAGAATATAATAAGACCCAATATACTCCTCATTATTGGATTTTATTACAAACTCATTACCTTTTGTGGATTGGTTAGTTATTATTTTATTTAAAGGTATATAGGCCATTATTTATAAAAGTTTTCTTGATCTAGCAGCTGTTTTTACTTGGGCATTATAGGTTTTAGGAAGTTGACCATACCCTACACCACCTTGATTGACAATTTTCATTTTAAAGGATCCTAAAGAGTATAGAGTTCCTAGTAATTTAGCTACGGCCTGTATAGATTGACCTTTAGCAGGTTCTAAATATTCTGTCCCTGTTCCTTTTTGCCTTCCTTTTTGGTTACCTTTTACGTTAAATTTAAAACCAGGACCTATACAACCCAGTAACCAACCTGGTGCTATTGGTGCGTCGTGGATTAACACTGCTGTTCTAATGTAATTATTACCATAGAGTTTATTAAAAGCATAATTTCCTTGGGAGTTACCTATTACCCAAAAACACTTTCGACCTTTACTTCTAACGTGGGATTTTACTCTATAGTCATCTGTGGGGATACAGCTAATACTGTTTTGGTTACCCTTCCAAGGTAGTTCTACAGTTGCTAATGTGTATAATATGGTTTTTTCATCTTCGGCTAAAACATCCATCATCCCTAAAGTTTGAATACCATCATCCATTATCCTAGTTAATTTTATTCTTAATTTTTCATCTGCGGGTGGTTTTGTTCCCGGGGGAGGTGGTAATTTATTCCCACTTGCTTGGCTTCCTCCGCCTCCACCTCCACTAGATGATGGTGAACCTCCACTTTTAGATTTATCTACAGCTTGATATGGTCTTGGTGTTACATCTGAAGAATCTACTGTAGAAATTGTTGAAATTTTAGTGTCCCATGATTCTGGGGTTATTGAATGTGATAGTGATTTTATAACTAATTTAATATCCTTTGGGTTATAACTTAAGGGTAATGCTTTCCCATCAATTTTAAAACCATCATAAATTCTTAACCCTCCTAATCCTTTCATAGTTAAACTCATATTAAAGGGAAGGAAAAATGGAGCTGGACCTGTTTTTGTTTGGAAATATTGGTTAATTATTAAACTTGAAATTTGACCTCCAGTATTTTTTAATACATCAATATCCTCAGCTTCATCAAAATTTCTTTCATCATATACTTGTTTAAAGGATTCTTCTAATTTACTTTCCTCATATATTTTAGAAATTTGAGTACTTATTGAATCTTTTTCCTCATCACCTTTAGATTCTTTTTCTAATGATGATTTTTTTTCTGTAAAAGTATTATCAATTAATCCTTTACTGTAAGCTGAGAATGCTGCTGATCCACCACTCATTGTATTTCCGTTAGCTTGAGCTCCTATAGCTATTTGAGTTGCAAAAGCATCTGATAATTCTGAGTTTAAATCCATAGATTTTACAAATGATCCTTCACTATACCCCTTATCGGTTTGAAAACCAAAAGTATTTATAACTGTTGATTTTGGTCGCTTTAACATTAATACTGGGGATTCAGAAAGAATTTGAATCATACCCATATCTTCATTATAGATAGTTCTAAATTCATTAATTCCCCCACAACAATTATTTATTTCATTTAAAACGCCATCTACTAAAGCTAATACAGGAATTTGTAATTGTTCTTCTTCATTTTCTGAACCTAAAGAATTTATTAATTCAGCAATCATATTAATGTTAACATAAACATTAGCTAAAGGATATACTAAATCAGAATTAGAGAATCTTTCAGGTGAAAATACCGCTCCTTTATTTGAATTAGCCATTGTTCTATTCATAATGGTATCAGTTGGGATTGAAGGTAAGTTCATCAGGGACCCAGGTGGTAAACCAAACGCTAATTCTGCTGATGCTCGTGCCTCATTCAATCCATCATCACTAGGAAAATTTGCAAAATCATTTTTATTAAAATCTTTATAGTGTATTAAAACCTTATTAGGATCACAAGAAAAATTTCCTGGGTATGTTACCATGTAGTCCCTTTGTCTTTTATTAAAAAGATTGTTTACTAATTCAAACTCTAAAGCATATCCTCCCTTACCATCTTCTACATTACATACTCTTTGTAACATGGCTAAAAACCCACCAAAAGTAATTAATGTAGTAGGACTATATTCGGGGTCACTACTTTTTTCAAATACATCAAATTTTATAACACCATGATTAATGGTAAAATTAGTAGGTTTACCATTAATTGGTACTTTTTTTAATGGTAAACCAAAAGCTGATGCATCCTCAATTGCTAAACCCCATGCTTTTGAAGTATTAAATAAACTTTTATCTGCAAATATAGTATATAAATCAAAGTTTAATTGGGATTTAAAAGCATTAGCAATAACTACTGCTCCTTGTTCTGAAGCCTTTTCTATTTCTTCATCACTTAATGTAGTAGATCCATTAATAACTTCATCTACAACATAATTATATGAATCTACAGCAACTTCTCCTACAGTTTCTACTAGTCCTACAGTGTTATCAACGATGGTATTTCCAAGCCAACCAAAGAAATTATCATCATCAAATGTAGAATCTTCTTTAACTAATTCAATTTCAGCATCTGCTTTTTCGGGTTTTATTTCAAATTTTGAATCTATTGAAAATGGTGATGAAAAGGACTTTGCTCCCATGACATTTAAACTTGATATAACATCCCCTACTCCCGTAAGATTAATAGTAATATCATAGCTTCCGTCATTATTAAATTTCCATCCAAATTTTGTTATTCTAGCATAAAATCCTTCATAATTTCCTTGCCATTTTTCTTTTTCTTTTAATAATGCAGCTGAAAGTCTTTTAGGGGATGGTGCGGTGCCTGTTGAAAATAAAACATTTTTAGGGAGGGTATGAGCCGTGTCTACATATACGGTTTCACCTGCATTGTTTTTATAAACTGTATGGCCAAATTCTAATAAAACCGTATACCCTGGTCTCATATACAATATATCAATTATCGCAAATTGTTCCTTACTAAAACATTTAATATTTACTTTTGCTTGAGCCAAAGCTCCATCATTTTTATATTCAAAGTCTACACTAGTAACTCCTGGGGGTGGGACATAACCTCTTTCATTATTTACTCCAGTACTATTATAACCCCACCCATAGGCTTTTGTTAATTGTTCTGGGTATGTGGTTGCACCACCATCTACTCCTGGGATTGCATTTGGATTCGGCACACCCACTACTCCCACAACTTTTCGCTGTCCTGTAACGCTATTAGGTGTTCCTTGTAATACGCACTTTCTTGCTAAGCCACTACCCGCCCACCTTGCTTCATCTATACCATCAAGTAATCCTGTTTGTAGAATTTGTTCGTATACTGATGTTCCTGGCATACTATCAGCACCTATGGTTATTTTTACACCACTTGATAGACGCATCCATGGAGTTGCTTCAAAGATAGCTTTTTTATTTTTTATCCCTTTATAACTAGGATGGGGTTGACCTTTTGTTTGGTACCCCGATCCAAATTGTTTTTGGCGTATCCTTATTTGGTCGACTACATATTGTCTAAAATTAGATCCTATTAATGCCATTTATATATTATTTATCTCGTTATAACTTGCTAAAATTTCATTTAAATTTTGGGGTATTCTAATTTGGGTTCCTTTAGTAATATAAATAGAACCGAAATTTACATAATTAGGGTTTGCGGTTGCTATAACCCAATATAATGATATATCTCCATAAAACTGATTTGCTAATAAGTCTAACCTATCCCCCCATTCTGTAACAACCCAAATATCATTAGGATCAGATGGGATATCTGGATACCTTACTGTACTATAATAAGGCACACGTAAGGGACCCGCAATGGGGTTTATATTACGTAATTTTGGTATACCTTGATATCTTTTCATTTTAAATTTTTTTTAATCTCTTGCGTAAAGATTTATTTCAGGGTCGGTTTCAGACATACCTCTTTTTAAATTAATAAATCTTGTTAAACCATATTGAGGTACTGTATTTTCAATTGGTACAAAGTCAAATCCAGTTACATTAATCATATGTGGTAATTCTTTAACACTAGCATCATATCCTCCAGTTTCACTAATACCTATTTCCCATGTTGATTCTTGTGGTATAGTATACGAAATACTTTTTATAATTCCAAGTTGATTATATAAATATCCACCTACTGTTAATCTTGCTAAATTTCCTTGCATAAATCCTCCTGGGGAGTATGTAGGTGCTAAACTTGATGCTAAAAGGTTTAATTTTTTATACATTGGAGCTAATTCTGCTTTTGATTGAGCATAAACTGTCCACCCCATACTAATACTTCTATCAAAACCTTTATAATTATGAAATTTATCTGCTCTACCTACATATTGAGTAGACCCCCAATCAGCACTATATTTATCATCAAAAGAGTTTATAAATGCTCTAAAATGTATGTAGGTAGAATCTCCAGTACCATCATTTTTAAGAATACCAATACTAAATTTACAAAAATCATTCCCATAATCTGCTCTTTTATCTTTAGGAACACTATTATCATAAGGCATTCTAGCATTAATCTGATCTAATGCTGTTGAGGAGACTGAATATTTTAATCTATTTTTAGATTTTCCTGGATCTCCAGCACTTACTCTATATTCAAGATTTTTAGCCTCAGGACCATTATAATTAGGTGCTAAAGACATTATAGTAGAAGTTTCTACTGTTGGGTTTAATGGGGTTCCTATAAGATCTCTTCTAAAATCTTGTATAGTAGGAGAACCTATAAGTTTACCTGTATTTAAAGGTTCTTCTATAATTTGGGTTTGTGTCCAAGTTGATGAATTGTTTAGATATTGTAAGGGAGAATTATTAGGCCACGATGAATTAGAACCTGATACTGTATCATATACATTAAAACTATATGCATTTAAATATTCATCTATAGGTAATGGTGAAGAATTTGGAATTCTTGAAATTAGGTTATTGTAGTCTATAGTTGCACCCTTTGATCCTGAATCTGATAGTAATTCAGATGCATATGTAAT